TTTCTAGTGCCATAGGTTTTGATCCCATGCCACTGCTGACTGTTGAAGATCACCAGTCTATTATACACGTTATCGACGCGAACTGTCTCTACAAAGTGATCAGCATAGAAATCGTATTCTTTCTGATACACATCTGGATCAACTTCCTCTCTACGATTCAGTTGTTGATGCATGGCAAACAAGTTGTCACTCATCTTAGGATCATATCCGTATTTGAAGTTATACAGAGATGTGCCAGTATCTGGTTCGGGATCTTTAGTCAGATAGACAATGCCACCCATCTGCCACATACCATCTCTGTGCATCATACCACAATTCATACCATGATACTGATCTTCATGGTGGGGCCAAACCTTTTGAAAAGAGTTTGAGAACTTCCACCCGATGATATCAGGATCATGGTAGAACAGGTTAATATATTTTCTTTGAAGATAGTTGTCAAGTCTTCTGTTTACATCACCTAAAAGAGGTGACCGATATCCAGGATACCGGCCATCATTCAGCGTATATTCAAGTGACTCCGCAAACTCTACAATCTTGTCAGGATCTTCAAAGAAATTGTCAACGATTGTAATAGGATACGTCATACAATAATCTTCTTCTCTTCTGGGGTGGTAATCAGTTTGCTACCGAAGAGATCATTGTACTTCTTCTTGACTGCTGAGTCAACCTCAGCAACATATACAATGAACTTACGGTCCACAGTAATATCAGGATTTTCCTGATCGATCACGGCTGCCCAGGGAGCAAATCCGACACTCTGTCCCGTAGGAAGAACGACTAGACCGTTCTTGACAGTAATGGTGGTATCAGTTTCAGAAACAAGTTCTGCAACCACTTCTTCACCAGTTACGACACGAATAACTTTTACATTCATTTCAATTCTACCGATTTAATAGTAATCTGAACAGTTTCTGGCTCTGTTGGCATAAAGAGAATTGTAGCAATGCTCAATGCTGTAATGCTAACAATCGATCCAATACAAAACATAGAGAACATTTCTACTCTCATTTGAACTCACACTCAACCATAAGTTCTGTTAGCGCGGCNAGTAGATTAATTTCCTGATCTGCNACGAAAGCCATTTGATACTGATACTTAGCAATGATGAGCACCGCAGCAGCAAGACCAGGACCAGTAACTGCGGTACTAAGGCCGTCATAAACACGGCGCAGCAAAGCGCTAGGATCGTTATCAAGATTAGATACGACCCACTTACGCACATAAGTAAAGTCTTTGCTAGCGAGTTTCTGAATAAGTTCATCCACCGAGGCATCCGAAAACGCCGCGAGGATACCCGAGTCGATCTTTCCAATGCTGGCATATCGTTGACATTCATTTAGGACTCGCCTCCAGTCTGGGAAGTGCTTGTTGATGAGTTCAGCAATGACTTTCTGATCCGCCTCAACGCCCTCAAGATCCAAGATCTCTTTGAGACGCTTGAAGAATTCCATTGCGATTGTGGGTTTCTGTCGGCCAGAGATTCCGAACTCGACGACTGCACAACGGGAATGGAGGGGTTCAATGATTTTGTTTTTGAAGTTGCAGGTGAAGATGAATCTGCAGTTGTTACTAAACTCCTCAATAGACGCCCGTAGGAGGAGTTGAACATCATGGGTTGTGTTATCTGCCTCATCAATGATGATGACTTTGTGTTTTGCAGTTGACGCAAGCGAGACGGTCGAAGCGAAAGATTTCGCATTGTTTCGGACAGTATCGAGGAATCGTCCTTCATCGGATCCGTTGATGACATAATAATCTGCTCCTAGTTGGTGGCAAAGGGCTTTTGCAATGGTAGTTTTTCCAACACCAGCAGATCCAGTTAGAAGCAGATTAGGGATCTCACCCTTGTCCACAAACCCTTGAAAGATCTCTTTGATCTCTGCCGGTAAAATACACTCTTCTACAGTCTTAGGTCGATACTTTTCAACCCAAAGAAAATCACTCATGATCAAGTACAAAAAACATTATAATAATGGCGAGTATTAGACTCGCAGGCTTCCTTAGTGGAAGCGGCAATCAGGGTCTTTCCATCCTTGCGGACAGATACCCACATACTACCTCTCTTTTCAAGTGTGTAAGGTTTGTCACTCATGGTCACTCACCAATAGCATGGATCACTGGTTTCTCATGAGCCAGTATAGCATATAACTGGGGGTCTTGTCCTGCAGAAACTGGAATAAATTCAGAATTTGCATCAAATTCCACACCACGGATCGCCTGGTTGATCACAATAGATCCATCTGCACCAGAGATACTTCGGTGATATGTTCCCACAGGAATTTCTAGAGCACCAGAGGAACGATTCAGGTGGACGATATGATAGGGAAACTTCCAGGTGGGATTCACCAGTTCAAATGTCCTAGTTCCTGACACAACACGATTATAATCTGTCTGTTGTGTATGGATGTAGAACTGTTTAGCCCCAACTACATCATCTGGGGGAGAGATTGCAGGACCAGTATGAACTACCAGGTCTGATGCGTTTGAATTTTCTACGGAGATATCATAGAAAACTACAGAGTCAGTCTCTCGGAAGACTCTGTGCTTCTTATAATTAACTTCGCTCATAATATGTGTCTGGGGATGAACCAATAAGAAACAAGTTGCCACCTTTTACCCAGAAGGTAGGCCTTATAAAAATCTTTTACGTCTGAAAGACTATTACGATAGTCTTTAGGGTATATTGTAAGACTCATTATAATAAAAATGAGTACATGAAATACGTTACTAGCAGGATGATGTCCCAGTTGAAAACCTAGTAACTTTGCCTCATCATTGATAGAGAACCCAAGATGAAAATGGCAGTGCAATTCATCATGAAGATCAGTGTCTTCACCGATCCCAGGTATCCAGTTCTCTAAAAACTCGATGTAAGGATCAGGTTGCATGGTGTCCTTTTAGGTTCGGGTCTGGATTACTCTCCACCCTTGCTTCCTTTCTCTTGATGACGATAAACTTATCAGCAGCAAAGGTGCCAGCAATCTTGAATTCAAGTTCTGTTCCGTCTTCCCAAATTTCTTCACCGCTCTTCTTTCGCATATCAAGAAGACACTCAAGTTCTTTGATGATTTCAGGTGTGATTTTCATTGAATCCAGTCAGGTTTACGGCTAGGGATACGGAGATAGTTGTCCTTCACCCATGGTTTAGATGCGATGTATCGCTTGTAAGCAGTGAAAGTATCGATGCTGGTATCATGTTTCCACTCTACAGGCATGGCACGGGCGAATGGTGTGGGTTCCTTACCAGACCTACCAGCAGGGTCAGCGTAAGGGAAGATAGACTTGGCATACACAATCGTTTTGAGGCAACTGTGAATCTTCTGATAGCGCTCAGAATACTCATTGCACAAGGCAAGACCATGCTGGATCAACCAGTGCCAGTTGAGAACAAAATCACCAGCCCAGATAGTGCAAGGGTGGTTACGAAACGCACCCTTCTCTGTGCTGTATGGCGTTCCATCGAGTCTAGGCAACGTACCGAACCCACGACCCCACTTCTCAGATGCCACAATAGCAAGCATCTGACAGGTCTCTAGAGGCATCTTGACGATGTGTTTGTCAGGCAAGACCCGAGCACACTTCCATGGGTCTGGATCCGTCACAAAGATGTTCATTAGTCGAAACAGAACTCGATTAGTTTTTCGCCGACAGCTTGTGGTCTGTCTTCATAGGATTGTGCCTCAAGTTCATTGTCAGTTGTCCAATCGTCTGACACAGAACCAGGGTGATAGTCATTTTTGCAGAACTGTGCTGCATGGAGCGCTTCATGATCTACAGTTCGATTAATCTCGATAGCAGACCTAGGACCAGGCATGTGTTTTTTGATAGCATCTGTGCAGATGATGACCTCAATAAATTGAGTGCTGGGTGTAGATAAAGTAAATCCAGCATACCTATTCTTACGAATTCTGCACAGAGGTGCATTTTCAACAACCTCAATCCCTGCTACCTCAAGGAGAGCAAGGATTGTTTCTCGTTCAGGAGTTAGGTATGGCTCCATCACTCCTCAAATTCAAAGTCAGGTTCCAGAGCGATGTAGTAGCGCACTGCACCACCACAGGTGGACCACTTGGAGAGCAGTTTGCGACTGATCTGGACATTGTAGTCACCGTTGATCAGTTTGATATTCTCCAGTTTGAAGTTGAAAGTAAAAGTCTTGTCAGTTTCAGCAACAGTAAAACCAAAGTCGTTGGAACTATCGGTCTTGCGGTCATGGATCTTGATCACGACCTTCTCACCATCACCAACAATAGACAGATCAGGCAGATTCAGAATAGCAGCCGACTGCTTCAGTTTGGTAAGTTGATGCTGAGAGATACGGAAGTCCACATCCTCAGTGGGGAGAGTAAGGTTCTTGTCAGGTGGTGACACGATGACAGAGGGATCAGCAAAGAAGTAGTTTGTCTTGTTCTTGCCATCAGAGATGGTCACAAACTTCTCATTGTTGAACTTGAGTTCACTGTCTTCAATACCGTGAACCACACGAACCAGACTCAGGAACTGACTCAGATCATAGATGGCAAAGTCATTGGAGAAATCTTCATCCACGTCAGCCTCTGCAAGGATGTTCTTCATCACAGAGATGGTGCGCAGTTTGTTACCACTCTTGACAGCGATAGACTGATTAATGCCGGAGAAGTTTTCCAGAATTTTGAATGTGGTCTCAGAAAGTTTCATAACCGGTTGCATCAGATTTAGTTTCCTTTTGGGTGAAGTGGTACAGGAGAATGGCGTAGTGGATAATCTTCTTGATATCCATCTTAGC